TTTATTATTAATCGTGTAACTGGTAAAAAATATAAATTTAATCTTACTGAAATAAGCTAGTTAAAAAATAAAAATATATTATTGATAACACTACCTTTCATACGTATTATTATTAAGTTAGTATATAAATAATTACACTCTGCTTATCATGGCTCTTAATGCTGAACAACTAAATGAAGAAATTTCTTTAATAAATAAAGAATTAGTACCTTTAGTTGAAGAATACAATGCTTTCATTAATGTAAAAAAACCACCTCTTGATGAATTGTTTTCAGCAAAGTCACGATTTGAAAAGCAACTTAAAGCACTTAATTAATTATGGCTATTACTTACACATGGGAAATCAACGGCACTGCTTGTAAAAGAGATGTTGCCGATGGTTACTTTACTAATGTTGTCTATCGAGTAAAAGGAATGGACGGCACAGAAGAAAAAGCAAGACATACAGGTGAGGTTACATATACCAAACCTGAGTCATTACCTTCTGAATTTATTGCTTTTGACGCATCCAAAAAAACCCCAGATTCAGCAACAATGATTACTTGGGTAAAAAACTATCTTGGAACGGATGCTGTTACTGCTATTGAAACAGATTTAAAATCTGCTATTGATTTAATTAACACACCAGTACAGGCTACGGGCGTTGCGTTTTAGTTATGCGTAAGGCTTTAGATATTATTTCTGTACTTAGTTTTTTAATAAGTGCATCAATGGCTGGTGGTATTTTTTATTCTTATTTGTACATTAAAAATCCAGAAAACCAAGAAAAAACTAAAGGTTATGTAATGGATGAAATAAAGAAAATGCTACCTGATGTAATGCCAAAAATTCCTACAGGCACAGGAAAAGCGATACCTACTAAACCTTTTTAAAATTTTATTAATTATGCCTAAAAATCAATTAATAGGACAAAAATTTAAATTAGGCGATAGAGTTTTACGTAAAAATATTTTTGGTACAACTTTAAAAATAGAAAAAAAGATTGGAACTATTTATGGTGTAAGGACAAAAGAAAACAGTAGAGGAAGTTCTTATTACTATTATGCTGTTCAATGGGAAGATAAAAGACGTACAGAAAACGCACAACATAGCTTAGAAATTGTGAATTAAAAATAAATACTACGTAAGAGTATTGACTTAGAGTAGACTCTATGCCATAGTGTAAAGGTACACATAAGCGAGGGCTTACTACTATGAAAAACTGTAAAACAGTTTGGGCAATGAACGCAAAAGGCTTTGAGCATTGCGGTGATTGTTTTAAAGCAAAAGTGTTGGATGACAGCACAATGCACAGACCAGCTAGAAAAGGCTACGTTTGGCTAGAAAGAATTACTACACCAGCAGATAATGAAGTAGAACTTGATGAAGCTGGTAATGTTGTTGCTTGGGTAACAGAATGGAAAATTATTCCTGATTGTTACTTAACAGATCAATATGTGTTGGGGTTATAAAAATGCAAAATATATTAATGCTATTAGCTGCTTCAGGGTTGTTTTATACAGCCCTTACTTCCACACTACATGACATGACAGTAACGGATTGTAATGCAGGTATAGAACTAGCCTGTAAGGAGGTAAACAAATGAAACGTGGTCATTATTACAATCAAGCAGAAAAAGCTTTTAAAATCTTAGATAAATTTCACACTAAGATGTTTGATCTTGGAGGTGAAGAATCAGAATATTGGTCAGATGACTTTAATTGTGAAGAAAGTTATTTAAGAAGAATACTTGAAGGATCAATGGGAAAAGATGATGAGCATTTTGTTAAACTAGAACAATATGACAGACAGGCTTATATGTGTGATTTAAATGTACAAGACTACAAAGAACAAATTAAATATTTAAAAAAACAAATTGCAAGAGAAAAAGCCAGAAAAGACAATATACAGAAAGAAAAAAATGAATGTATTGTTGAGTGGAATATGGATTATAAAACAATAGAAAAAAGATTAACTGAAAAGTATCCTGAATTTATCCCAACAAATAAAAAGGTATAGTTAGCTAGTCGGGGAGCTTGCAATAAAAAACCCATAAGGGAAATACAGAGCAGCTAGTAGTGCTGACCCATACCCCGACATTTATTACAAATGTAAATATTTTATTAATACTACGTAGTAAGGTTGACATATTATAGAGTCTACTCTATTATTAAAAGTAAGGAGCGAGGGCTTCACTACTAACTTAAAACAATGACAAACACACTTCCACAAACACATTCAGCACTAAACAAAACTATTAACGGTCTTGAGTATTCAGAAAAACTAGAAAAATGTGTAAAAACAACTTATACATTTACTGATCTTGAAAAGCAAGTTATGGATCTATTTCCTATTGAATGGTATGTAGATGAATTAGAAGCTTCTGATTTTGGTTTAGATGATCCTTCAGAATGGCTTTTAGATTGGGATGAAGTCAAAGTACTTATTAAAGGTTTAGAAATTACAGAAAATCAATTAAAAGGTGTTATTAGTTCTTTATCTAAAAAAGGTGCTATTGAGATAGAAGAAAGAGGACAAACAAAAGCAGAAAAAAGAATGTTTGGTCAAGACCTTTATTGGATCTCAAGCAGATGTTTTGAATCACTAATTGCTAAATAGGAGGGGTAACACCCTTCTTTTTTTTATTAAGGAGAACACAATGAAAAAACGTATTCAATCACCACAACACGCTAAACAAGTAATTAAAGATGTTAGTCATTTAACTAGAGTTGACATTATTGAATCTTCAGAAGTTTATTATTCACTTATGCAAGAAGCTGGTGCAACTGCTAAAGACTATGAATTAGTAAGCAATTTATTAGATTAAGGAGAACACAATGAAAACTATTAAAGAAATTATCACCAGAATGAATTACCTAGAAGATAACGGTAAGCAAATCCAAAAAGAAAAAGGTGATAAGTACTGGTTAGATGAAGTTGCTAAATATGAACGTCTTTTTACTAACCACCCTGATGCTGACGATACTTGCACATCAAAAACATTTCCTTGGCGGTGGCTAATGAAAGAAGATGTAGATATAAACGGAAATCTAATTAGAGAAATTGATTATTAACCACTAGACCCTTAACAGGGTCTTTTTTTTTGCAAACCAAAACCCCCACTAGGTACGGTAGGGGTTAAGGCTAGTTGACCATTGCTCTGCTTCAAGGCAACCAAACAAACGCTAACGACAGCAAAGCATTATGCAAGCGTATTATTTACCTTTTGGGTACAATCTAGCTTCTACAATGCGTACAAACTGGTCATCAAGGCTATTATCGGTCATTTTGCTTAATTCCTTTAAGGCATAAATTAATATATTTTTAAAAAAATTTTGTCTAACTAAATACCTAAATGCTTTTCTAATAATAGTCATTGTCTATAAAGTATTGCATTTACATACTAATACCTTTTAATATATAAGCATAGTGCTTTTCCTCTGCTATGGATGAACAGGAAGAAAAACCTGATTATTTCGGTCATTTTATAAGAATGATTATTTTGTGTTGGAGTTTATGCGTTATGACTTTAGGGTACATGGAACGCATAAGGTTAGATACATTTGCTGCTGGCCTTGTTGGTAACATTGCTAGTGCTTACGGAATATCCATTAAAAGCAATGGCAATGGCAAAAAATTAGCTGTTGACAATTCAAAAAACAAAGTAGGCATAAAATGAAAAAACTAATTGCACTTGCATTTTTGTTGGCAGCTACACCTTCTGCACTAGCTGATCTAAGTCATTCAATTTCTAGTTCTGTAAAACTTACAGTAGGTGGGGCTTCAACTTCTTCTACACGACTAGGTAGCAGTTATAGCGTAAGCGGTGTTGGAGTGGACACAACGCATGGTTCTGGTGATAATGCTGTTGCTAATGGTGTTGGATCTTTAGTAATTTCTAGTGGTATTGGAAGTCCACCTGATTTAACGGTAACCCAAGACGTACCAGCCAATAATTTTAGTTTTAGTCAATCTTTTAATCAAGCAGATGCTATTCCTACAAGTGCTGTTACTACTGGTGATGCTGCTAATTTTTCTGATGATGTTGTTTCAATCGCAGGTGGCACAGTTGCTAATTTAGCTGGTACTGTAACTAACTCTCAAAAATTAACGATTACAGCAGGTGGGGCAAATACTGAAGCACTAGGACAAATAACAACAACATTAATTGTTGATTAATGAATAATGCAAAAGCTAATTCTGCTAATAGCTTTATTTAATATTCCTGTTTATGCTCAAAATGTAGTACCCAATTTTCAGCAGGGTATTTTACATCAACGTAGTGAGACTAAGAGTACGACAGTTGAGGATATAAAAAGCTTTGACTTTTCTACAGGATATTCTCTGACAGTAGGAGGTGAAAACGTAGAAAGTAGTACTGGTTTTGTTAACCCTAGTGGATGGACTAAGGTAGATACAACAGTACAAGGTACAGGTACTACATATGTTTCACCTAACTTAAATACAAAACCTACGTTTTCGGTCATAGAAGAAGGGCAGCCATTCCAATATTTTGAAACTTTTGAAGGTGGTGGTTTGACTAATTACACTCATATTATGAGAACTACGGAAATAGAAAATATAACTGATACTACAAGTACGTTTAGTCAATGAAAAAATATTTAGTTTTACTGCTACTTATTAATAATCCTGTTTTTGCTACTTCTGTAAATACAACGTCAAATTCTAGTGGTAGCGTTGTTAATCAAGCGGTGCAGGTAGTACCTTCTAGGCAGTTTCAGTACCAGATGAATACTATTGTATGTCAAGGTGCAACTTTAAATATTTCTCCATTTGTCTCTACAACGTATGGATTTTCTACACCTTATGAACCTTATTGGGATAGACCTATATACAGCAATAGAGATATAGAAGGTGATTTTGATGATGAAAATGAACCTGTTGGGGATGGGGATGTAGATGCAGGGTATAGGGGTGAAATTTTATATTTTGAAAAAGTGCGTACTGGCATGAAACAATCCAATACTTCTATTAATGGTGGTATTACTGCTACTTTTAGTATCCCTTTAGATAGAACTGCATTAAAAGAATGTAGGGCAGCAATGAAAAAACAAAACGAATTATATGACGCATCACTAGCTGCAAAAAGATTAAATTTTGAAATGTCAAGGGCAAAAACGTGTCACCAAAATTTACTTGATGGTTTTAGGTTTAAAGCTAATACACCTATGGCAAAGCTATGCGAGGATATAGAGCTAGTAACACCACCAAATGTTGAACATACACATAAACTTAAATAAATTGCCCCTTCAGATTGGCTTCTAACAAACGTTAAAGAAGTGCTGCTTATGTTTATACCTTGTTAATTTTGCTTTTTATAGGTTTTTTACCAGTAAACCTTGTACCCTTTTTACCTATTAATTTTTTGACTCTACCAATAACTTGTTTAAATAATGGCTTTAATACTCTATTTAATAAAGGGGTTAATGTTGCAGCCGTTGTTGCGACTACTGTTATTGCAAATGTGGTAGATACGGTATTTATCGAAGGGAGGTATTTTTCGACTTTTGTTGTAGGAGTCCACAATATTACACATTCTTCTTCTATTAATTCATAACCAGTTACTTTTTCTGTACCTGCACTATTTAAATCACCAATTCTAGGATTATTTTTTTTTGGATCAGGACATTCTGTTTTTGGATCTTCTGGTATTTCAGGTATTTCTGAATTATCTATTTCAGTTTCAGGTGGATCTACATTAGTAGGTGGTTTTGCTTCTTCTATTAATTGTATTTCTTTAGCGTTGTATTGTATTGGTACATAATAAGGTAAAGGGCATACTGTTCTATTTC